TCTATATTCTTTGCACTCGAAACACTATCCTTGATAGCGTCTGCTTTACCTTGTTCGTAAAAGTGCTTTGCTACAGCATCGGCATTCATTGCTGTGTAAAGTGATTTGTGATATGCGTCTGCGTTAGTCAAGTTACCGTCGTTGTCAAGAAACTTCTTAACAAAATTGTTGATGTCGCTTTGCGTTTCCTTTACTTGATCTTTATCGTTTACATTAAACCTAAAGTTCTTCTCACCTAAGTTAAATTCAAAACCTTTGAATTTGTCGCTAAAAAGATTATCAGTTCTTTGTTGAAACTTTGAAGATCGTTCTTCTATAGTTCTTTGGTTATCTTCTGATTCTTTTTGGTAGCGATTGAAAAAATCTACCGCCTTCTGCTGATCTTCAGACAGATTGTTATTGGTTTTCACTTCGGTGTAATACTTAGACTTTTGATCTTCCAAGTATTGTTTAGCGTTGGCAACTTGCTCTTTTAACGCTAATTTTTTTCTTTTTATATCGTTCTCTTCATCTAGTTCTTCATCAAAAGAGAAATTGTCTTCCATCAAAAAATCTACTTCATCAGTAGACAAGTGAGGCTTTGTTTTAGTGTAGTACTCTTTTAAAGCGTCCTGGTTATCCATTTTAGAATAATCCCTGTTTAGTGAAACGTAGTCCTCTACCGAACCACCTGTTTCTTTCAAAAAGCTAACTAAACTGTCTACTCCCTCAGGTAGATCATTACTCGATTTACTCGGTTGTTTAACTTCTTCTACTACTTTCTGTTGTAAAGGTTGCTCTTCTACAGCCCTAACCTCTTCTACAGCCTCTATAGGAGCTTCTACAACCGCAGTCTCTTCTTTAGGTGTTGATAAGTCTACCTTGTAGACAGAATCATCTTCTTTAGACTCAAATTTACTAAAGTCTTTCTTTACTTCTTCCTTAGGCTCTACAGCCTCAGGTGCCTCTTGCTGAATCTCTTCAACAACAGGTGTTTTGTTTTCTTCTTCCATAATATAATATAATTAGTTAATTACTACTTTGGGCCAAATTTATTTAAACCCATACCACTACCCATCACATCATTACCAGATGATTCAAAGTTTTGGGGTCCTTTTCTTTTTTCTTTTTGATCCATTAAAGCACTCTTTTGTGAGGCTTGCATTTTTGTTCTTCCGTCTTTTCTATCTTCTCTAGATAACTCAGCCTCTTTACTAGCTCTAGCTTCAACATCTTTTAGCTGCATGTTTAAATCAAATTCAAACTGCATAAGCTCTTTCTTAACCATCGCTTCTTTTTCTAGCTCTTGCATTTTCATCTGAGACTTAGCTTGCTCTAGTTGAGTATTCATCTGAACCATAGCTTGCTGTTTTTGAACTTCAGATTGAGCCACGGCCTGCTGCGATTGAGCATTGGCTTGAGACTGAGCCTGTATGTTCTGCTGTTGCATTTGCTGATCTCTTTCTAGCTTTTTCTTTCTTCTAATCTTTAGCATTTGATTAGCTAGCTTTAGGTTTCTTATATCTCTAAGATCTATTGCATCTTCTAGGTCTATTAACTTTTGACCAAGGGCAACTTGTATGTTATTTTCTAGCATTTGCTTTTCCTCGTCATCAGGCATTAGCTCTAGAAATATACCAAAGTCGTACAAGTGCAAGCTACTCATTTCTTCTAGTGTAGCTACATTGTGAGCTCCTATGGCTTGAATAAAAGCATCTTTGGTTGGAGAGTACTCTATTACATCAGATATTCTAAGCGATAAAGCTTCTGCTACTTGAGATGTTAAAAATAGACCAGACTGTAAGATGTGTCTAGTTGCTACATTTGAGTTTGCTGCAGCTAGTTTTTGAACACCTACTAAAGCGTTTTTGTCAGGAGTACTACCGTCTCTAGCTTCGTTAAGGCCAGTCACGTCTCTCATCATTTGCAAGTAGTAGTTGTAGTTACCTATTAAGGCTTGCATTTTGTTACCACCGCCACCTGACTGTATTTCTCTAATCGGTACTGCTCCAGGATTTCCTTCACCCAAAGCATTCATTGATCTACCAATAACAGAACCTGTTTGGAAGAACATGTTTAAAGCTTCTTGTGGATTGTAGTTAGTTCCATTACCTAAGTCAACTTCGGCTAAACCATCAGCGTCAAGATACACTCCATCTGGAACCATCTTAGACATTACTTGTTGTAGCTTTAAGTGTGTAAGCTGAATCATATCAGCAAAACCTGTTATTCTACTTACAATAGACTCTGTCCTACCGTTGTACATCCTAGGAGCTACTATTGCGTAATTCATTTTTACCTTAGTGAAATCGCTTTTAGGCCTCATCATGTTCTTAGACATTTCCCACTTCAATATTGTGTCTGTGCCTAATATAACAGCTCCGTCGTAAACACACTCTATAGACCTAGATACTCTTTTAAAGTTTCCTTGCTTGTCTTTCGGTGGGTTGAAGTTGTCAGTCTTAGGTATAGCTCTTTCTCCGCCAGTACCAGTTTCTTTAACCTTGTATACATTATTCATATACGTTTTGTAGTTAAAGTATAGTACTTGAACTTTGTTGTTATCAGTCTTGTTTGAGCCTCTAACTCTTTGGTAGCCGTATCTAGACCTATTGTTAGGTTTGTTTGCAATTTCTTCTAAGTCAGATTGACTTAAATTAGGAAACTGTTTAGCTAATTCGTTTATAGGTATTGTTTTTACTTCACCCACATAGTATATGTCATCAAAGTATGGAGAGTCAGTGTAAGACCAAACCATATTAGCTGGATCAACATAATCTACTGTTACTCCTTCTGATGTATTAAAACCTGTTTTTACAGCGCCAATACCTAGCACCGTAAGGTCATAGTAAAACCTCTTTGATATTAAATCGTAGTCGCTGCCTTTCATTAGCACGGCTATAGCCTGCTCTTCTGCTATCTCAACTTCTTGCTTGTAAGTAAGCTGCATGTGAAGCATTAACTCTTCTTCTGTTTGAGGCAACGCTTCTGGATCGTGTTCTGTAATGTCTACTTTAAAAGTTTTCATTATCTTTTCAGAGTATTCTTTAGTACGCATGTCATCTAATATAGACTGCATATATGATGTTCTTTTATCTACTCCATAAGGATCTTGTGAATACGCTTTTATGTCGTAAGACCTGTCAGCCATACCGTTAACTACTATGTCCACAAATTTAGGTATAATAGGCACAGGCTTCCAGTCAAGGTTTAAGTAGCTTAGGTCACCGTTTATAGACAACTCATCTTTATATTTTTGTATAGATTGTTCTCCACGAGCATATAATCTAAGCTTGTGGAATCTTTCTTTGTTTTCTATATATCTATTGTTCGTATAGTTTTCGTTGAACCACTCTTGCTCGATAGCTTTGGCTACTTTTAAACCATACTCTTTAGATACTTTTTCTGTATCACTAACTACTTGGGAAGGAAAATAACTTTTTACAACTGACTCAGCCATATTTATTTTTTAATTAATGTTGATGATAAACCATCGTTCTTATAACGAGCAATACTTAAGCTCACTTTATTAGTATTACTTGATTTAGGATAGTATAAATGTCTATTGCACGCCATTACAGCTAGGCCTGAGCTAATAGCGGCATCAAACTTGGTTCTTTTGTTGATGTCAAACTTAGCCCAGTCGTTAAGAGTTTCATTAAAGTACACGTTACCATAGTTACCATCTCCTTTGTGACCAACGTGATCGTTTATATACATCTCAATAGCAGCAGCGTGAGCTTGCTTTATATCTTCACTAGAGTTAGGTATACCTCCAACTTCTTTTTCAGCAACAGATAGCTTATTCCAAACTTTATCCGGTCTATTCATAGAGTATCCCCTGTATCCTCTTCTCTTTAAGTAATATAGTAACCTAGGTTTGTTGTTCTCTGCTAGCAGTGGCATACCGTAAAACACTAAAGACATCAATACATCTTCAAAGAATATCTCTGCAGTAGGTGGCCTTGAGACGTATTCCAAGAAAAAAGTATTAGCAGGAGCATCTTCCATAGAGAATTTTGTTAGACCATGAAGCGCTCCGTTAGAGCCTCTACCATCAACTGTTCCACTAATATCATAACTGTCACAGCCAAACGCACCCATGTGCTCATTTCCTGGTAGCTTTATTCCTTGCTTTACAACCTGCCTGTTTTGCAGATGCATGCTTGGAACCCAGCTAACTTTGAACCTACCTCCTGGATCTGGTATAAAGTTAACCTTAGTATCTTTTACTCCGTTCTGCCACTGGAAGTTTCCAGTAGTAACAGCATTAGAGTTTCTTATACCGTCGTTGTAATCTATTTGCTCATATATCTTAACAAGATTAAACAAGCTGTTTTTAGTCTCGTCTCTAAAAGCGTGCTCTGTTGTTCTTGGAAACTGACGGTAAAATTCATTTAAACCATCTTGGTCTCCTTTTAATCCATCTACTTCGTTGTTCCAGTATTCTATGATACCTATATCTATTAGTGAACCGTCTGGTCCATTAGTTTGCTTAGATGGAGTATTGAACACGGGTCTTCCAAACTCGTCAATAAATCCTTCATAGTTCCATTCCATTGGGATAAACAGAGAATATAAACCAGAGCGTGTTTGTCCATTTGCATTTCTTTTGTTAGCGTCACTATCGTTATATAACTTCTTAAAGTTTTCACCACCCTTGTCTAGAGAGTTGGATGTTGAGCCCATCATGCATTTTCCTATAATCCTACTACCTAGTCTTAAGCAAGTTTTTGTAACACGCCAGTTATTAAGTATATTGTCTGGTCGTTCCCATTTACCACTCTCATCGTGTACTAGTAGCGCTAGCTTCTCACCATCATAACTGTTGTCACCAGTGTTCTTCCAGTCAATTGTAGTGTCTAGTCCTTGTATGTCCTCTAGCTTCTCTTTTGACGTTATCTTTTTACGAGTAAACTTACTTGCTGGCACACGATATGCTAGCTCAGACTTAGGTCTGTCCATACCATCTTGTATTGGTTTGAAAAAGAAAGGATAGTTTATTGATATAGGTACAACCTTATCCGTAAACATCTTCTTAGCATCGGCACCACTCTTAGATAGTATTCCATATCTACTATCGCTAGATATTGTAGCTTGATTTACAGTTTCCGCTGAGCTCATGAAAGAAAAACCAGAACGTCTGTTTTTCAAGTAGCACATACCATAACATCTCACGTCTGCCTTGCAAGCTTCCCAGAACATAAAAAAAAGTCTGTTTGCTTCACGAAAGTCTGGAGCACCAACGTCGATCTTGCTCCACTGCAAGTACATGTAATGACTTCCAGGTATATATGTAGCGGTTCCATCGTTGTTAAACCAAAAACCCTCATCTCTACGTCTAAACTCCTCGTCTATATAGTCGTACCAATCTTCTTTTTTTTCTTCTGGGTACTCTCTCCAGTCGAATATGCTCTTCACCTTTTTTAGTAAGCCAGGTTTCTCAAGCTGCTTCCACTTCCTATCTTCGTTGCTATACACATCTTTAGGAATCACAGGCAAGGCTATCTTCAAACCTTGTATATCGTATATATCTCCTATCTGTCCAGTCTTAGATATGACAACAACATCGTGTTCTTTGTTATACCCATATCCCCACTTCTTAGACTTGTTAAGCCTTTTGATAGTGTTACTTCTTATGGGTTGTATTATTTTGTATAAACTTTGTTCGTACATTATTTAGATCTACCTTCGGCAAAGCCCTTAAAAACTCTATCTTCCTTGTCTTTAGTAACTTTACCCTCAAGTAAAGCCTGTTCTTCTTGTATGCGATTAAGTATCTCAAAGGCGTCAAAGATAGCAAGCTTCTTTGTAGCAGCAGCGTTCTTAAGTCTATCGGCAGTAATATCATCACCACTGTCAACGATAGCTTCCTTAGCAACTTTGATAAGTTCTTCAACAGCTTTATGACCAGCTTGGATTATACTCTTCTTCGTTTCCTTGATATTCATATTTAATTGTAATAAAATTAGACATAACTCTATATAGTCTTTTACCATCGATAACAAACTCATACTCACTGCTTGGCCTAAAGCCTACTAGATCGCCTATATCGACAGATCCGTCAGTGTACTTCACTATACCAACTAAGGGCATTTCTTTTTCACTAGACAGATCTCTATTGTCTTTTATAGGTTGCACAAAACAGTATCCAGTAGGCGCTTGCCACTTGTCGCTAGACTTGAACAGAAATATTTGATCTTGATACACTACGTAAGTGTTTTCATCAAAGTAATTCTTACTGTTTCTTTCATTGCCGTGTTGATCTTCCCAGCGTCTAAATACATTGTGATGTAGTATGACTTTATCACCTGGCTTTATACCTATGCTATCGTTGTTAGTAGGACAGCTTATAACTTCTGCTTCTCTATTTACAAACTGATGGTTAAAGTTTTCAGAGTTGAGTATAAGACTTTTGTTGCCTATAGACTTGGTATTGTTGTATCTAGACCCTGAAGGCTTAACTACAAAACCGTATATACTTCTCATTAATACTCTAGGTTATACTCTACTGATACAGCCATGTTTTTATTGAAGTCTTTCCAAGGTAGAACGTTGTTCTTCTTTTTTATAAATATTGAATACTTATCTTCTTCTTCAATTATATCACATATAGTGTGGCCTCCATATACCTCTTGTCCTACGGAGTAGTGCATCGAGTCTATCTTGTAGTCTTTACCTATAGTTATTTTTCTAATTTGATTATTCATCTTTATTATATTTAATTGCACCGTCTTCTAGGCTTACTTCGTCGCTGCCAAACTCTTTCACAAATTCTTGTCTCATAGAGTCTATAAGCTCGCTTACTTTGAAGCAAACGTGTAGCATCTCGTGTTTACGAGTTTCTAACGTACCTATTTGATTTTGATAATTTTGCAGTGTTCTTACTGCTTCTTGTAGTTTTCTTAACTGCTCGTCACTAATACGATCAGGTCTAAGGTCTTTAACCTTAGGCGTCTTTCTTTTTGCCATGATTTAATTTAATTTAAGTTAATTGTTTATTTAGTCTTCAAACCCAAATACTAAAGTAATAGGATTTATATCGTAAATTGTGTCTCCGTTTGCTACTGTAGTAGCATCACCTTCTCCAGACGTAGCTGAAGTCAAAGTTATTGGTCCAGTCGTAGCAGCAGCAATACTTTTTACTGTACCAAGAAGAACATCATCTTGAGCGTGTAAAACATCGCCAACCGCAAAATGCTTACGTACATCCATACCACTACCGGCCATTACAACGTCTGTAACTTCAGTAGAGTTAATATCAGCATCGTTAATCACGTTAATGCTTTCAAAAGTAAAATTACCAGCACACACAGCTCCAACGTAGACTTTATGGTAGCCTTGGGTTGCAGATTCAGTAACATCAGGGGCTATAACAACAGGAGCGTGACCACCTACTGTACTATTAGAAGTAGAGGCTATGCATGTAGATCTCATTGAACCCGGGCCAAAGCTAGTTGCTGGAAACTCAATCATACCTGATATATTAGGATTTGGCCTTCTATCGGTAGCTGCGCCAGCGGTGCCTAGTGATATATCATCGTTGGGCGCAAAAAGTAATGTAAAAGGAAAATCGTTTTGAGTTGGATCTGCATCACCTTTAGGCTTTATTATTGCCGTAGCACTAACCAGCTTACCGCTACCTTTTGGTATTTCAAAAGCAGTCCAATCAAAAAGTACTTCTCCTGATGCAAAAGCCTCTTCGTGCTGAATGCTAGGTAGTATTGTAGGTTTTACTTTTACTGTATAATATCCCATTTTATTTATTTTTTTGTTTGTTCGTTTTTATTTGAACTCCCACCGAAGAAGAAGTCTATTATTGTATTTACCTTAGCACTCATCGCGCCAAATATTGTTGATATAAAGCTAATCTCAAATTCACCAAGATCTATTGACTCTGTTACAAAGTAATTAAAC